GAGTTATTGTTCCAAAGTATTATCTCAAAACTGTTGTCTGATGCTCTGTTGTACTCTCTAAGGTCGTACCAACCGAATATCATCTTGCTGTTATCGCCCCAAGACTTCATACGAGAATCGCTGTCTCTTATTAAGTCAGTCCAGAAAGCGTATATGGTATAAGTGTGCTGTCCGTTAATAGGGTCAGGAGTATAGTCGTTGCAATAGCTGCCACTATTACCAAAATTAAGACACCCATTCGTGGACATTCTTGCTTGGCTAAATGTAGAGCCATAGAAAGTAAAATTAAAAGAAAGATCAATTGCAGGGCTAATACCATCATCAGAAACCTCGTATGCTAGCTCGCCCTCAAAGTTGTTAGCGTTTGTTTGTAGGTGATATAAATCTTGACCTGACTCATAAGTGTATTGTCCATATACACTAAAGGATAACAGACTAGCTACTGCGTAGCATAGAATTCTTTTCTGCATTGTCTAGTAGTTTTAGTTTTTCTTGTATAGCTTTTTTTAACAAATCCCACTACATCTTTGTTTATTTTTTTTCTGTTGGGGTTGGAATCATGCGTACATTTTTTTATAAATAACTTTTCTTGTTCTTTAACGTCTGGTCTTTTAGATTTGTTTTCAGTCCAAGCTAAAGTTGCTTCTGCGCCTATCTTGCCTCTGTAAGGACAAGGAGTTCCAGCCATTTCCATAGCCTTAAATACTCTCTTATCTTGGCAAAGAATACTAACGCTGGCCACTTTCATACCAGTATCGTAAAGATACTTAGATAATTTTAACCGTTCGCAGTTTTCGTCAGTAACAGTAGCTCCTGTAGAGAAGCCAAATACTTGTCCCTGGAACGCACCAGAGCGGCCTACAGTACAAAGATCTTGCGAATAGGACATGATGCTTGGAGCTATCGCAGAAGCTGGAGGAGCCTTGCTCTTGACGTTTTGATTAATGGTTTGAGTAGAATTAGATTCGTTAATATTTCGGTTCGTATTATCAGATTTAGTATTATTTTCGTTGACGTTTCGGTTGTCAGTTTTGACGTTAGAATCTGAAGTCGATTGATTAATATTAGTGTTTTGATTCGTATTAGAACTGGTCGAAGTCGAATTATTAGTATTGTTAACATTTTGATTAACGGTTGAATTAACCGTTGAGTTAGATGTCGAAGTATTGACGTTGTTATTCGTATTGGTGTTATTCGAGGTCGAAGTGTTTACATTCGTATTTGAATTAGTCGAAACATTTGTATTGGAATTAGTATTAGTCGAATTATTCGTGTTAGTCGATACGTTGGTATTAGAATTCGTATTGGTGTTCGTATTAGTATTTTGATTGGTGTTGGTGTTCGTATTGGTGTTGGTGGTCGTAGTCGTATTGACTGTATCCAAACTATTGTTTTCGCAATATTGCGTACCGTTGACGCAAGCTGTACCAGACTGTTGAGAGGATTGAGCGCTAACATTTACAGACAAACCAATAACCAAAGTCACTAAAAAACCAATAGCCGCCCAGGCTATTATTTTATCGTGTTGTTGCTGCTCCTTGTCCATCTGGCTTATAAACTCCTAGTTCAATTAATTTAGCTCTATTATTCATATGCTCTAATTCAATATCCTGTTTGCTTTGGCCTTTGTATTTAACCGCCATATATTTTTCAATCATTTGCTGGTTAATATCTATTCCATCTACGATAACTGATGCCAAAACTCTACCGAATTTACCTTTAGAGTCTTTTAATTGCGTCTGTAAGATGACGTGATTGCCATTTGATATGGCATCTTGTAAAAACTTAGCAGCTAGCTTACCTCTAGCCTTTTCGTCTTTGTCGCGAGTTCTCGACTCGGGAGTGTCAATACCGTATAAACGTACGCGACACTTATGATGAATATTAAAACCGAGATCCAGATCAGCGTCAATAGTGTCACCATCAACCACCCTAGTGACTTGGCAACTATACTCATACATTATTTTTTCTTACGAGGTCGGCCTCTTTTTTTTGGAACTTTTGTATAAGCTTCGTTTACGTTTGGAGTGCTAGGATCGTCAGCAACATATCTGCCTTTTTTATTTCTGGCTCTAACTTTTTCCATTTCCTCTTTAAGAGGATTGGGTAGTTCTGCTGAACTAAGAGGCGTAAAAAAATGTACTACTTTTTTCCACCAAGACATGTTACTTCTTGAGTTTAGATGTAACTTTATTCCAAAGCTCAGGTTTGAATTTTTTTACAGACCAAGCTAAAACTAATGTTACTATTACTAATGGTATTAATATATCCATATTAAGCTCCTTTAAAATATGAGGGCAATCCAATCATAGGTCTACCGTCATATTTGTTGCTTTCGGCATTTTTGCCACTAGCATCATTATAATGCAAAAACACCTGTCCGCAATCTTTACCTTTGAATGGTTCACGCCAATGCTCTAAATCGCATCCACGATACATTAGCATATCTCCTGGTTTTAAGTTTACTTCTACCCCTTTTTTACCCTCTTCACCTGATGGTTCTAAAAATATAGGCCAATCATCACCACCTAAATTCATAGTAGTAGATATTTCACAAGAGTATCGATCTTTGTGTCTTTTTAGCTCGTCACCTTTTTTATAAATTCTTGCATAAGAATAAGTTTCTATAAGCTTTACCTTAGATTTTTTTTCCATAATCGTTTTAACTTTTTGTAATAAAGTTTCCATTACAATATCTGAGTAATGTGAATATGTTTCGGGTATTTGTTGATCGTTCCAAATGCCAAAATATTCTGTATAAGGAGATATGTATCTATTATCAAAAAGATGTCTTGCGACTGCTCTTTTGTTTAAAAAGTATTGATAACAAAAATCTGCTAATTCTTTAGATATAGCACTTTCTATAACTTGATAACTATTTTTTTTAAAACTCATTATTTTCTCCTATTGAAAGTTTGCAACCATCACTAATCTTTTTTCATGTAGTTCAGGAGTTTCATGATAATGCAAAAGCTTACCATCAAAAATAATTACTCCATCTTCTTTTGGGTTTGAATAAAACTTTTTATTATTTTTATCTAAGACTATTGTTTTTCCATTTTTAAATTCGTTTAAGTAAATAATTAAAACTTTGTGAGGCAGGTTTAAATCTGTATGAGGCAAACTTTCTTTTAAAGTATTATGTAAAGTTAAATTAAGATTCATTCTATAAACAACGTCAAAATTTATATTATTAAAATCTAATATTTCTTTTAATATAAAATAACATTTTTCAAAATATACAGAATTAGGAGAGCTAACAGCAGGCACTTGTATTCCATTATTTTCGTGTTGCGGTCTACTTAAAAGAGCATGACTAAAAAAATCAATATCTTGATCTTTTGAAAGAGTGGTTTTGTTATGATAATACCAAGCTATTTTTTCTGTTAGTATAATATTTTTTAAATCTTTGTAATTTTCAGTTTTTGGGTTTAGTAGTTTTTCTATCATAATGGGTGGTTGTTGTTATCACACCACGCCATAACAAGTCCTGCAGCTAATAATACAAAAAATAAATCAATTAAAAAATTAATCATTTGAATGGATATCCTAAATTCCAACACACTAAGGAGTGTCGTATTCCTTTGGTTACTGGTTTGACTCTATGCCAAACAAAAGACGGAAAGACAATAACGCTGCCTTTCTCTCTAATTTCTTCGCATACTCTTGGTTGAGAACCTTCGTCTGTGTTTCTAAAATCAAACTCTAAATCACCACCTTGATATTCACTAGGATCACTCAAACATACAGTCATGCTAAGCTTTCTTAACTTGCCATGCACATTTTGATTTTCAATATTGTTGTAAGTTTCTTCGTAAGAATCGCAATGCCAGTCGTAAAACTGGTCTTTTTTGTATTCGGTAAACTGACAAGCTTCGCTAAAATCCCATTGAAAATTCCAACCAGCGCTTGCATTTGCTTGATGGATGTAAGGTTGTATTTCTTTGTATATCCATCTATCTGACATCCAAACAATATCAGACTTACGTTTTTTTTGAATATTTTTAAGCTCTAGTTTAGAAAGATTATTAAAGTTAGCATTTCCTGTTAAGGCGGTTTCTTTCTCTTGCTCTTTACCGTAACGAACTATTTCATCACACAATCTTTCAGGAATAGCCGATTGAAAATACCAGTAGTACCATTTAAGATTCAAAACAATACCTCGTTATTAAAAATTGCCTTACCCAAACTTTCCAAAGATACATTTTTATATTTATTTATAATTGACTCATTTAAATACATATTTAAATCATAATTGTTTTTCTTTACTTTATCTTCTTTTACATCATGATGTATTCCATCTAAAACGCTATCATCATACTTAATATTGTTAATATTTAATTGATCCATATCAACATATCTATGTTTATGTTTTGGAATATTTAAAAATTTGTAAATACGATTTATATTTTTTTCAGGGTTTGTTGTTAAATCATCATAATCAATTCTTATGTAATCGCTATTGCTTTGAATTATGTTGTATATAGCATAAGAACATCTAGCGGTCATGCCTTCGGTCATTTCGTAGAAACAATGATTGTTTAAATCTTTTTTATTCCAATTTTTTATTCTAGCAAAAGAACTTAGTATCTCTATAAAAGGCCTTTCTAAAATAATAAACTTTGGATTTGAGGTAATATATTTTTTTATAAGCTCTATATTTTTAGGAGTACCCCAAACGCTTCTGTCAATAATGTAATTGCTTTTATGGTCTTTATAATAAATGTTCAAAGACTCTTTAATTAAATTATCTAATGATTTGTGATCTGGAAAATTAAGGAATATTTCTTTTTGTTTCAGTTTTTCAAGACTGTATAAAATATCTGCTCCTATAGAATTAGCAGTAACCGTTATTTTTAAATTTTGATTTAATATAGATGCAAGTAATGTGTTTCCACACCTAGGCAAACTGCATAAAAAATAAATATTTTTCAACCTCTCTCTCCAAAGAGTTGATTATAAGATAAATATTACTTAAAAGATAGAATTATACAGTTGGCCAAGTGCCTGCTTTTACATTTCTGTACAAAGTTTTGAGATCCCAGCAACTTGATGCTGAAACTCCTTTGTCGGGTTCTTTAACTATAACGACACCCGAGCCACCTGCTCTACCTATTGAAGTTACTGGATTAGCGGCACCTCCGCCACCTCCGCCTCCTGTATTGGTTGTGCCTTCTGTTGATCTTACTGCTGGAGGTGAAGCATTTGCTGTAGCGGTTGGCCAAACACCTCCATTACCGCCTCCTCCGTTACCGCCCGCTCCTGGAGTTACCATTTGCTGAGTGCCATCTCTTCGACCGCCGCCTCCTCCACCACCTGCGCGAGCAATTGGTGATCCAGTAATAGATGAAGCAACCCCTGCTCCTCCAGCTCCTGAAGCATTATTTGCTCCTGGCGCAGCGCCAGCTGCTGATGCTCCACCGCCACCAGAACATGTATTATCATCAGGATTGTTTGCTCCTCCTGGATAACCTTGATTAGATGTTCCTGTCCCACCCGATGAGCCATATCTTCCATTTCCTCCTCCTGATCCTCCAGGAGCAAGAGGAGCGTTGCCACTTTGAACCATGCCTGCGCCGCCTCCAACTGATGAAATAGGGCTTGGTGTCCCTAAGGTAGAAGCACTTCCTTGAGATCCAGGTTGTAAAGGCGCAGTACCTGAAGCGCCGCCTGTCCCTGGTGAAGCCGATGCACCTGCACCAACTGTTACTGGGTATGGACTTGCGCCTGATACTGGAGTAGTAGACTCTGCTGAAGCTCCTCCACCTGAAGATTCTCCAGGTACTGAGCTGCGATATCCACCAGCTCCACCTCCGCCTCCCATTTGGCCGCCTCCGCTACCTCCACCCGCAACTACAACATATTGAAGTTCAGTTGTATAAGGTGCAGTAGTTAAAGTACCGCTTGAGTTAAATGTAGTAATAACAGCAGGTTGTGGTGTAGTATTTTGTATTGCTCCGATTAGTCTAGGCATGTTAGTTTGTCCAATTATCTCCTTTTACAGCATCATAAACTGCATCTAAATTCCAAACCCCTGATGTGTTTGTTAAAACTGTTGATGCAGGCTCTTTAATTATAACTACTCCAGATCCTCCAGCGGCTCCAGGCTGAACATTACCTCCGCCCCCGCCTCCGCCAGTATTTGCAGTACCATCAACACCAGGAGTTATAGGAGCGTTACGATTTTCACCATTTCCTCCGCCGCCAGGTCCTCCAGTTCCATTAGGAGTAAAACCTGATGGTCCTCCAGCTCCTATCCCTGCACCTCCGCCACCACCAGCGTAGGTCACATCTGAGCCTGAAATTGTTGAGGGTGAGCCAGCACCACCATTTCCTGAGTTAGTTGTTGGTACGGGGCCGTCTACTCCAGCAGCTGATGCGCCGCCGCCTCCACCGCCTCTGCCAGTTCCAGAAAAAGTGCTGGCATTAACACCTGCACCACCATTATTTCCTTGAGATGGAGAAGTGGGAGGAGTGTTTCCTGCGCCTCCAGCATCTCCGCCAAAGCCTCCAACACCGCCGCCTCCTGATCCACCTGTTCTACCAGGCTGACCGTAATAAGCGCCGCCACCTCCACCGCCGTCAGATGTTATGCTTGAAAAAACTGAGTCTGATCCGTCAGCACCACTTTGGTTGAAACCTGTTGGTCCTGCTGATCCAGCACCAACTGTTACTGGAATGGTTGGCCCTGAAACTGGAAAACTGCTCCCTGTTCTGAAGCCTCCTCCTCCGCCTGCTCCACCACCACCGTTTCCTCCTCTTCCTCCACCACCGCCGCCTGCCACTACTAAGTAATCAACGGTTGTGGTTGATGGCTGTAGGGTTAGAGTACCGCTTGAATTAAAAGTAGTTATAGTTTCAGAAGTGGTTACTTCCTCTGGAATATTGTCAACTCCGATAATGCCACCATTTAAACTAGCCATTGCTAGACCTCATTCCAAGCTGAACTAGAAGCATCCCATATATAATCGGTTTGTTCAGACTCTCCAAAAAAGGTTGAGCCTATCCATCTTAAATTATCTTCATCCCATCTAATAAAAAGATCGTTGCCTGAAACTCT